TGCACCAGGAATACTGACACGATTGGGATTAACGGTTGTGGAAATGCCAATGTTATTGACCTCCTTGGCTAGCTTCCCTAGATGCATCGGGATAATGTCTGGATTCATCAGCCCACCGCCGGAGTAGTCCAGCCACCAAGGCCAAGCAGCATAGCCGCCTGGGGGTCATGACGCTGCACATAGGTTGTACCTTCGTCGGTTAGGGCTGCTACGCCACCGGGTGTGGCACGCCGCCGCCAAAGGTGAGCGGCAAGCATCACGGCGCCAGTGTGGATTCGGTCGGACCAGGTGTCTGGGCTACCATGCCAATCCGTCACAGTGGCGTTAACCGCCGCTGTGATTCCCTCAAGCGCTGGCTGTTCAGCGGCGTCACCTACTGCATCGACACCAAGCCAAGCTAGCACTTCCGAACTTTCTACTTTAGGCATTATTGAAATGTACCTTGACCAGGCCTTCACCGCGGTTGAGCATGTGAGCAGTGTAGCCAAACAGCCCTACGTCTCGGCCGCCATGGGCGATATGCTCAGCCTCGGCACGCAGTGGGGAGCCGGGGAGCTCAAAAAACGTTGTAGCATCTTTACAACCAACAATGGCGGTGCCGGACTCGACAAACTCCGAGGTAGTCCATGTTGCCGGTTCGGATACCGGAGTCAGACTCATGTAGTGCGGAACATCCAGCTGAGAGTACTTGAGGACTTTTTCGAGGTCACGGGGGTTGACAATGGCGTAGGCGGCGGGGACATGCACCGCTTCATCAACGCGGATAGCGCCAATCGTGATAGCGCGGATAATGTCTTGGGCGACTTCGGGAATGTCGGTCGCGTGGTCTACCAGGAACTTTCCAGCGTCACGGTCGGTCTCAAAAGCGTAGGATTCGTTCATGGCTTGCCAGTAGGCAAGAAGCGCTTCGGACTCGTTAAAATCAAAAATCTGACGGTCAAGGTCATTGCCACCGGCCCAGGGCTGGGCATCCATTGACACTTCTTCCCATTGGGCTTTTTGCGTGGGAATCTCGGTTTTATTGCCGGACCACTTGGCAACACCAGGCTTGAGCAGCTTTCCGCTATCGGTGTCCTTCTTCCAGCGGAAACCGATAGCCTTTCGGCCGGTTAGGGCTTTAGTGGCGATTAGTGGGATAATGCGGCGCTGGTAGACAACACCGGACCACAATTCACCCAGCCACGCTTTAGGCTGGGTCACAATTGAATCTGAGCCCTTGATGTCGGCAAGGGCTGCTTGAATCTCATCATCGGGGATTTCACCGGTGTGGATTCCCAGGATTGTCTCGGCGGCGTGGGCGGCGGTGATAACTTCCCGCTTGGTGGCGTCCTTACCGCCTGGGATACCAGCCGGAATTTTATTCCGAGGGGCGGCGGTGGCGCCACTGAGGTTCTCGGTGACTTTCGCGGCGATAGCAGCGATATCTTCAGCACTTAGGGTCATTTCTTTGGTTTCTTTCTCTTCGGGGGCGCCGGACTCGGCATATACCTTTGCTTTCTCGAAAGCAGGGAACGGGACAAGCGCAACAGCTTTGAGCAGGGCAGACTCGATAGTGCCACCGGTGCGGCGGACACCTACCGCCTCGATGCTGAAAGAGTCAATAATATGCTCAGCAGCATTCGTGAGGGCTTCGGTGGCGGCGGCGCTACTGCCCAGTTGAAAGCGCATGACTAGGCCTTCGGGCGCATTTTCGGCACTGATAGCATGGCCAATGGCTTTGGGCTGGTGGCCGGGGCGGGAATGCTCAGATAGCAGTTTTACCCGCTCGATGTTGGAAGGGATATCGAGGCTACCGCGGGGGAACGTGTAGCTTCCGGTGGCAGTTGCCCCGGTATCGCCCCAGGGGAGTACTAGACCTTCCATGATTCGCTCGGATTCATTGCACGAAACCGTGGCGGGGGCGGCGTCGCCATTGATAGTTTCCACATCACTTGGCATTTTCTTCTCCTCCTCCTATTTCTTCTTGGCGTTTCCTAGCCCCAGCGTTCAGCGTGCTAGTGAGCCATTTATCAACTTCGGGAATTGTGATTATCCGCTGCAAAACCGCCACGATCCCCAGAGTGGAAGCCACTAGCGGCACAGTCTCTACACCTGCTACTTTGGCGATTTCTGGTAGCACCGGCAGCAGCGCGATGGTGGCTATGGCAACACTACGGATTACCGAACGCCACGGGTAACGGATTTGAGTTGGCGGGCGCTCAGGCATGCGGCAACTCCATGGCACGTTTGCGCAGCTCAAGGCGAAGGCGCATTATGAAAATGATTTGGTGCGTCAGCATGGTGCTGATCCCCAGGCCAAAGCCGGTTGCTACGTCAAGAAGACTCATGGTTATTTGGTCTTCCTGGTGTCGCGGCAACCGTCAATCCCTTGTGCGGCACCTAGTGCGGCGACCGTATCCACTAGGGTTCGGTTACCGGTTTGTGGCCACCCAGGGAAACCACTACCAGGGCCGGTCAATTGATCTCGGATAACCCGTAACATTTCGTTGTTCTCGCGGAGTAGTTGCCGGTCGGCCTCGGTGAAGTTCGTCATTTTCCCTGCTTGTGTCGTGTTTCCTGCTTGCATGCTGAAATAAAAATCTTCAGCCAAACTCATATACTGGTCACGGTAGGCACCGGCCAACTGGTGTGGGCAACTGGTGCTGTAGAAATGCGAGTGGGGGAACACATTATTGAACCAGGCGGGTTTCCCCAGGTCGTAGGCGTGACACAAGGCGGCGACCAGGTGGGCACCCGCGGTGATCGTTTCCTGACTGATAGGCCAATCTTCGGCGGCGCCGCCAACGTTGGCATGCTCAATACCAATCGAATATGCGTTGGCGGCGGAGTCGCCGGCATGCCAAGCCGTGTCCCAATCGTTGACTAGCTGTCCGATTGTTCCGTCTGTCTCCACCTGATAGTGAGCGGACGCCTCCCGGTCTTGCCAAATCCGGTAGCAATCGGCGGTGCTGAGATTGACGCCTGCGTTATGGTGCACAACCAGATATTTGATAGGGCCTGGTCGGCCGGGCGTGTAGTGTTTGTTCATCAGACAGTACAGGTCTGGTTCTAGCGTTTGAAAATCCATAGTCTTTAGTCAATTAGCTGGGTTAGTTCGTTGGTAGCGGGGACACCGCGGGGCCTATAGGCGTCGTCAGGCGGCGCGATGCTGTTAGGATCGAGGCGGGTCAGGTGATCGAGGTCAAACTCAACACTTTGACCAGGGGAAACAACATCGTCCATGCCTAGGCGGGCGGCTATCGGCGCCATGTATGAAGCTAGGCAATAGTCGACTAACTCAACGTTTCTAGCATCCATGTTGGAGTAGCGGATACTAGAGTCGGCTAGGGAGGCGTCTAGCAGAATGGCCGGTATGCCACAGACGCGGGCGATATCAATAGCGGCGGCGTTTCGGCCTTCCACTAAAAGGTGGGATTCGTAAGAGCCGTGGTCAATGGCTTGAATTGAGCTGTTTGTGAAACCAACGGGGCCGTTTTTGCGTTGCCGGCCGCGGTTCCAAGCGTCGATGAGTTTGTCAATTTTCGCGGGGTCAGTGAGCGGCTCACCACTGATTTGGTGCAGTTCGGTGTGAGCGACAGGGTGAGCGGCGGCTTTCGCAGCGGCGTCAGCGACCTGTACGGCGTGCCTGATAGCAGCAGGGTAGCGCAGTATCCCTTGGTCAGAGCCGGGGATAAGAATAACGTCCTCGGGCGCTACCTCTTCGCCCTCGAAATAAACCTCACCGCTAGGGGTGAAACCCCAGCGTTCGTAGAGCACATGATCGGCAGCAACAACAGCACCTGTAGCATTTCGTTTCACTGCCCACAGCGACCAACCGTAAAAAAGTAGATCATCTACTGTCCACAGCATGCGGTGATAGGGGGAAATGGGGCCGCTGGTACCAGCTACCCATGTGGGTTGTTCGGGCAACGGTCCGTCGTCATCGTGCACTACTAGGGGGCATCTGGCTATGCTGCTGACGATGATGCGGCGGGCGCGCGCTAGGGCGGCAACGTTCATGGCAACATCACGGGTTATTGACTCTGGTAGCAGGTCAGGTGCGCCAACCGTGATGAGGTGATTTGGGTCAGCCCAGGCACTGGCGTAGGGCACTTCGAGGCTACCCGCCGCCAGAGCGGGTAAGGATAGTGCCTGTCTTACTTTCTCGAAGAACCCCATGCCCTAATCATGCGGCACAGGGGTGACAAAACCCCTATTCGTGGTGGTTGCGGTAGATATTTCGGGCGGCGCTTTTGGCGGCATAGGGGTCATCATGGCCAGTTTTTAGGTGGCGCGCCAAAGCGTACCAGGCGGCGTTTCGGTCATCATGCAGTTCTCGCCATTCGCATTTATCGCATGTGATTAGGATAGTGTGGTCGGTGGCGTCGATTGCCGGGGATTTACGTTTTTCGTTTCGCATAGGTTATCCAATAAATGGTTCGGGGGCGGTGGTTTCGGGGATTTGGTAGCCGGCAAGGGCGGCTAGGCCGGCTTCTAGGCGGGCAGTGCCAGCGGCGCTGTTACGCCTGCTGAACATTCGCCCTTTCTCACCGACATTGCGGAGTTCAGCCACATCCAGTTCGTACTCGACGCCAGCACAGCGCCTTACGCAGATAGGCATGGTATCCGCTTCCTGGTCGAGGGCCTGCAAAAAGTCCTCGGTGGCGGCTATCATCTCATCGGTGGATAGCGGTTTCCAATGCTCAGGAAGCGCGATAGCCAGCTGGTCGGCAAGGCGTTTCGTGGGACCGTAGGCATCGCCGCATACCTCAGTGGCAATCCCGCGACGCACTAGTTCCTGGGTGGTGTCGATCACCCATTGCCGGCCGGGGCGGGCGTCGATGATTTCAATGCCCACACCTTTGCCGTCGTTGATAGTGCCCACCGCGGCTAGGGCAGTGGTGGCACCATCCCAGGACACACCAACACCCAAGGTAATCGGACCATCGTCTAGCGGCACCGTGGTGGTGATACCGCGGTAGGCGTCTAGATCAATGGCCTTCTGCCTGGTGTTCTTTGAGCGGACATTGCCGTATGCCCTGAGCCATTCGTTAAAGTCCATGTCCTCATTCTCTAGGGGCTCAAGGACTTTTTCGCGGGTGCACAGGCCGGCAGCTACGCCGGGGTGAGCGGCTAGAACATCCTCGATGGTGAAGGACGTGACTTCTTGGGGGTCAGCGGAGGCGCCTATCCCGTAGTCGATTACCGCCACGCGGGGCGATGGTTCGGCAATCGCCTTGGCCAAGCGGGCATGCCAGTAATCGGATTCGGCGTCCCCCGCGGCACTGATTTGCACAATCTGGCTGTTATTCCTGGTCAGCTGGGTAGCGCGCACCGCCTGCATCAAATCTTTGCCCTGCTTTTGGGTGAAACTCCATTGCTCGTCGGCGATGATCTTGTCGCCTTGGCCACCATGTAGATACTGGCTGGTCGGCGGCATGGGGCGAATTTGGGACCCTGTGGCCACCACTACCGTCCTGGTCGCCCCAGCGGCAAGCTTCGTGTCCACGATCCCTAGGGGTTCGAGATATTTTTTGCTGGGCTCTACCAGCTCAGCTAGAAAACGCTCCCTAGCCGCCATGCCGGTCTGGGCTGTAAACCAAAGTTTTTGATAACGCTTGGTCATGGCCACATACATGAGCCAGTCCATAATGCATGTGGTTTTGCCGGTCTGCCTGGGGAAACTCACCAGAATGGTGGTGAAGACCGGTGTTCCGTCAGGCCACCTAGCCACCAAGCGTTCGAGAATCTCCACCTGGTAAAACGTTGGCCGTCGCCCCATGAGGGCGGCAACTTTTTTTACCGCCCTGAGGTCAACTATTGCCCCTTCGGGGATAGGGGTTAGGTAGCGTGGGGCAACCCGGCCGGGGAGCCAATCACGCATCGTCGCCGGACTCTAGGGCGGCTAGGTCCTCGAAAAGTTGTTTGGCCAGGTCTTCGCTTTCTAGCTTTCGGCTTTCGGGCGTCATGTGCGCCGCGGTCAGCGCCTCGGTCATGGCCGGAATGAGCTTTGCCGGCCCATACGGTCGGTCTTGCTTCTCTAGGGTATCGAGTGCCCAGGCGCCGGCTCGAAGCACCGTAGCGATCCCCTCATCTATAGGGTGAATCACTTGATTCTCACGGGCGGCGTCAAGGGCGGCGTCCATGGCCATGGAATGCCGGCCACGCAAAACGCAATCGGGCTGTTTGATAGCTTCAGCCTCGAAAAGGGCCTCCTGGCCTTCGCGGGGCCGCATGGGATCGGGGCGCGGCATGGGGTCTGACCTCCTGGTTTAGTTGATGTACTGACCCCGGGGGTTGGGGGCCAAAGAGAGAAAAAGAGTGCTGGCGCGGGACTGCCTAGGGGTCGGCCGGTTCTAAAAACCAGCGCCGGCTGGGCGGCGCGTCGCCGTCCCGGCTTATAAGCGGATGCAATCGGAACCACTCTTCCAGCGGCATGTCTTGGCGACTGGAGTTGCACGACTGGTGAGCCGGACGGAGGTTATCCAAGTCGTCACTGCCACCCGCCGCCCTCGGGATCAGGTGGTCGGCGGTGGTGGCACCGTAGGCGCCGCACAGGTGACACCTGGTGCCGAACTCAGCCAGGCACGCGGCGGTGCGCTCGGTAGCATATCGGCCGGCCCAGGCTGGCCTACCGTCAGCAGGCATAGCCATAGTCGGCCTGGGTGCCATACAGGCGTTCACGCACATAGGCATGGGCGTCTGCGAAGGTGGGAAAGGAAACCAACCTTATCCAGATTCCCTTTTTCCACGACACTTCCCATAGGCCGTTCTCGATCTTCTTCACCGTATATCTCACCTTCATAATGATATCCTATTCCTTGGGGACACTCAGACCCATCTCTACGAATTTTTCACCAGTGAGGTTTAGCCCGAATTTTGTATACTCATGTTTCATCATTTCAGTATACAGTTTATCAATAAATACCTCATATGCGTGCTGGTCATACTCATGTAATGAGTTAAGGGCCTCGATGAAAACCTCGATGGTATCACCCATGGCGTCGCGGCTTTTCGCGTTGAAAATGCTATTGAACAAAGCGGACACCACAATTTGTGAAGTCGGCTCTACTTGGTGCTGCTGAACTTTCGGTGTCTTCTTTTGTTTGCGTTTCCTTATCACTGCTCAGCCTCCCTTAGCACGTCGGCTATGGCGGCTATCGTGTTTCCCATGTCGGTGTATGCCTCAGCAAAGCTCTTTGCCACCACCTCATACATGTCTTTGATAGCCTCGATTTTCTGCTCTTCCGTTCGTGTGTCCTTCATGTTTTCTCTTTCGTTTGTCACTGACTAACGCCGCGTAACGACGTTTCCGGTGCCGGTTGCGCCGCCTACGCCGCCATTTCGAGCTCCTAGCCATAGGCTATCTCGCGTAGCTGGTTTCGGGCGGCTCGTGCCTTGGCGCCACCAGCGATGGGGATATCTACACCGGCCATGACTACACCGGCCATTCGGGGAGTGGCTGTGAGCGCGTAGACGGCACAATCCCGAATAAGGGGGCAGTCGGCGCATAAAGTGTGTGCTCTAATAGTTCTAGGCTTTTTCGCCAGTGGGTGACCCCGCCAAGCTTCGGCGTTGTCCAGGTCCCACAGATGAGGCGCCGCAATGCATTTCGCTTTTGACCAACAAACTTCTTTAGGCATTTCGCCCCCGGGGTAGTACAGGTGATACAGGTGGTACAGGTAGGTGGTTGAGGTGGGTGCATAGGTGGTAGGTGGTAGGTGGTAGGGGTTGGTGGTTCCGGTAGGCCAGGATAGGTAGAAGGTGAAGGCTAGGTAGTAGGGGGTTAGGGCAGTAGCCTAGGGAGAACCCCCAAGGGGTTCCCGGCTAGATGGCCTCCCCATTGGCGAAAATCCCATTTTTGACCGCTTCCATTGCCACCCCATGCCAAGTAGCCGTTCCGCCTCCTTGCGGAACGGCTTCCATAGGTCACACCACCAGCTGACGGGCCAGGTCAGCTGTGGCCACCCGGGACCAGGTGCACCGGGTGCTTACGGTAAGAAGCACATTATCCTGGTTACGTGTTGTTTTGTTTTTCTGTTGTGTCCTGTACACGTACAAGAAAGCAGGACGGAGGTATGATGAACAAAGGACAAAATATTTAGTTATAAGGCGTTCCGCAGCAGTTTACGGGGCCTGATACCCCCGCCGCCGGCTAGAAGCGGCGGGGGCACCTAAACCCAACAAACAATTAGAACAACATTCCTGCTTTTCGTTCTTTCGCTGCTTGTCGGCAGTCTCGGCAAACCCTTTTACCGGACTGATTTGGCGGCGGCGCTGGCTTTGCGAAAACTCGGCCGCAAACGTCACAGTAGATACCGCTATCGGCTCTTGCCGGCCGGAACTCCCAACCCGCGCTAGTTCGAGTCATCGGCATTTTCTTCTCCCAGCGGCATGCGCTCTTCCTCTAGGCGCAAAGCCTCAGCCTCAGCGTCTCGCAAGTGAGGTTTCAGGAACTCCCACCCAAACTGTTTTGCTTTGTGCGCTAATGCTTCTCGCAGTTCGTTATCTAGGTATTCGATACCTTGCGCCTCGAACGCGGTTTCTCGGGTGGCGAACGCCACTGTCTCGCATAAATCTTCAACGAAGTTGATTCGTGTGGTTTCCTGGGCGGCGTGAGCGATGGCGCGCAAGGTGGCCTCTAGATAGGGCACCGGGGGCATCTTGGAAAAAACTTCACACCATTCTTCTTCGGCCATAGCGGCTAATTCTTCGATCGTGTATTCTTCCACTTTTTTCCTCCTCAAAAATGCCTAATGACCCTGAGACTCGTAGGACTCAGGGTCAACCAATGATTCTTCATTCATGCCAATTTTTAACGTACCAACGTTAAAAGGCACATCAGGCGAAACCGTGATGGGTTCATCCATGCGGATAGTCAGGCGAAGATACGAAGAACCGCCTGGGTTATTTTCAATGATGATCCCGTTGGCACAGACCATATGCGGTGTGCAAACGGTTGTACCGTCGATGATTAAGCCGTGTTCTTTAGACAGTCGCCAACGCGATTCACTCATGGGTAGAAATATACACAAATCCACCATGTAGATCAAGTATTTTGTGCGATTAATTAAGTTTATCTAAAAATAATTGCAGATACTCCAACTAGAGAGTAGTATTTTACATATGCTAAATAGTATAGAAACCAGCGGTTTGATACCAAGATTTCAGCTACGTCACCGTGTCAAGTTAGCGCGTGAGGTCGCAGAGTTACAGCAAATAGAATTGGCGGAGATGACAGGCCTGAGCCGCGGAACGATAGCGAACATCGAGGTAGGCAAGGCAAATCCACGTAAGGTGTCACTAATGCTTATCGCGTACGCTACGGGCGTCGATTTGCATTGGCTCGAAACCGGGGAGCCACCCGTGGAAGACGATGTGACCGAAGACGCCGCCTAAATCACCACCGATATCATAATTACTACTTTTTATAAATGGGGAAGTGGCCTAGGCCACAACCCAGACGATCTGTCCCCCATAGTAGGCCCCCGATTGCATGATCGTAGGCACCGGACAAGTGACCGTACCATCAGTGCCCAGCCTAGCCCGTACACCCACAGCGTCATTCAGGTCGTTAGCACCGGCCAAAGCGGCATAGATGGTTTTTGTCGGCCGGTCACTAGCAGCAAGGTTGTTCGCCAACAGTCTTGTTGCGGCAACAGCGTCACTGGTAGTGCGAAACTCAAGACTGAGAATGCGCAGTTTCCCGATTCGTTGAAGCAGGCCGGAGGCGTTACGAAAGGACGTGTTCAGCGCGACTGTTTCGGTACTCGTAGTCAGCGCTTCAGATAGCCGGGCTGCATTATTGCGCTGGACGGCGGGAAATTGACTAATTGTATCGCTTCCGTCAGCATTCAGGTGCTGAATGTTGCGGGGGTCGGTTATGGCCATGAAAAATTCTATCCTTTCCAAGTGCCGGTAGTGTTAGCCCATGTGGTCGTGGTGGTGCCCCACGTGGTAGGCCTCGGCGGCGGTGGGGGCGGTGGTGGTGGGGGCGTTATCGCGTCGTCGGTCGGTCCCCAGGCACAGTACAGGTCATGGGTAAAGCCCCAGTGGTACAGAGTGAGCGTTCCACCAATTGGGTAATAAGTTTGCTGTAGCAGCAGTTCACCATGATACTTTGTTGCCCACTTGTCCCCCGTCACTTGTATATATCTGTTCGGGGTTTCCCAGCACTCCCAGCCAAGGTAAGTATTGATGAAGTCAGGGTTTCGGCGGGTGTCAAGCCGGATTCGTCGGGGGCTCCCAAGCTGGGCTTTCGCCAGCTCAGAATGATTTTCGGCGTAACCGAGAATACCGCCCTGGTCTGGGCAATATGGGATATCAAGCTCTACGATATTGCCCCTATCCCATTGGTCACGGGTTTCACGAAGGACTCGGGTATCACGGGCATATTTGCTCTTTCCGAACAGGCCACCAGCGCTATACAAGATGGTCGTGGGTGTGTTATCGGAAGTCCAGGACATGCCCTGATCCAAGTCTATTAAAACTTTCGGGGACAGTACCCACGGGGCGCCGCCCTCTGGCGTGTCTAGCTGGTGAACTGTCGGCGCTAACCTTTTCCAGTCGGGGCACCAAGCGGGGAAGGCTCCTGGTCGCCAAACCAATGATTCAGCTAGTTGTTTCACACTGATTTGATTCTCGGGTGGTTCAGCCAAATAACTTGTATTTACATCCAGGGCAATAAATGTGCCTAATTCGCGTTGGACACGCCCTAAACGAGTATTAAAATCACGAAGGTTTTTAGCATCATAAAACAGGCCGTTGAGTTTGTTTGACCAGGTAGGGGATTCAGTGGCGGTAAAATCAACGATGTAATCACCGATTTTCGTGTCTTTCGGTGTGACTTTAAAGTCGTCAATAATGCCTTGGAAAATCACTAAATCGCCACTCGCGGGTTTAGCTGTAATTATTAATTCCGAATTGACCCATTTTTGCATTACTCGCGTTAAAGTAACGTGCTCCATGAGCATTTGGAATTGACACGTCCGATTGGCTGGGGCGCGATAAAGATTCGTGCGCCCCCAGGTGATGGTGAGACCGTCAACGACGGCACGTAGGTTCAGGTTCCATTGGCTGTTCGGCGGGAAGATTGAAATTTGTAGCATGTTTGCCATTACACCCATTGCTACCGCCTCATTCGTTCGTCGTAGTAGTCGAGGATTTCGCGGAGTTTCCGGCCGGTCTCTAGGGCGTCGATGGGGCCGTTGATGGTGATCTCAAAGTTGTTAATGACTTGGGGCGCTGGTAGTGGCCGGTTTAGTAGGTTGTGGAAGGCGGCGCCAATACCGCCGCCACCGGCCCCATGGAACGTCCCATCGTCGCCGCCGCCAACGAAACCACCACCGCCGCCGCCTACACCGCCAAAGCTACCGCCGCCGCCGAAGATAACACCCACATCACCCGCGGAATCCAGAAAATCAGTGATCCACTGGAATGCTGTCTTAATGACGTCAATAATCTTAAAGAACAAGTCCTTGAGCCAGCCTAGCTTACCGCCAATGGCAATCACCGCATCCACCAAGCCCTTGGTCAGGGCGACGGCTAGTTTGCCTACAATGCCAACCACAGCGCTGGTTGCCGGAGCGATTGCCTCCATCAGCTCAACAATCGGCGGCAACAACTCAGTAATCAAGTCAGCCAATGGCGGCAGTAGCGGCGTGAGCGCCTGCACCAGCTGCACGAAAATATCGGCCACCTGAATGATAATTGGGATAATCAGCTCAATAATCCGCACCAGCGCTGGGAACAATGCCTCAGCCACCTGCATGAGGGGCGGAATAATCGGCAACAAAGCCTCAATCAGGGACTTTATTAAATTCGCTAAATCGGGAAGTAGCGGGGCGACCACTTGCAGAATCTCAGCTAGGGCGGGGAACAGGAACTGTGCGACCTCTGCGATCACCGGAATCAGCATGGCCACGACGTCAGCCAGAATGCGGATCGTATCGACGATCACCGGAATCAGCGGGATCACTGCTTCAATGGCCATGCGGAGAACATCACCAATCAGGGCACCAATGTCACCTAGGATCGGGGCAATGGCTTCCATGATCTGCGCAAAAGCGGGGAACAACACACTGGCCAGCTCAGCAATCGACGGCAACAG